CCCCGTCCAGCACTGGAACAAAGGCAAACAACAGGAGTTCAGCGACCGCAAGACCTTTGATGTGGATAAACAACCAACGCGATGAACGGAGGAAAAATGACCGCAAGAGACAAAAACCGCATCGCCGTCCTCGGCACCATCCTCGGCGCAGCCGAGCTCATGGTAGGCAGCGACCCCAGCGCCACCGTGCAGAGCAAGATCGATGTAATCCAGCGCCGCGCCCAGGATCTGCTCGATAACCTGCCCGACGCCACCGCAAAAGAGACCCGCAGCATCAAGCGCCGCATAATCGCCTTCGGTGCTGAGATCACCAAAAACGGCATCAACGGCATGATCCTGCTGTGCTTTTTAATCGCCCTGATCGAAGCAATCATCGAAGAAACCACCGTAGCCGGAATCAAGAAAAAGTTTGAAGCCCTGCACCGCTCCATGTGCAGCCTGCAGACCTACTACGACCGCGAACTCAAATACAGCGAATACTACAAAAAAGCCGATGAGCTTGCCACCTGGTGGGCCAAAGCGGCGTAAGACAAAGGAGAAAATAATGGCAAAAGCAGAATATAAAATTTTGCAAGACACAGCAGCAAACGTCCAAAAAACACTTAACCAGTGGCGTCACAGCTACTCTCTCCAAATACATAATTTTGAATCACACCCAGGCGGGGAAGTATGCGTACTTTTAACCCGTGAAGAAATACCACCGCCAAGGTATTAGCCCGGTAGGGTGGGCACCGCCCACCACCTGAAACCTTGCACCTCGAACCTTTCACCTGATTCACGGCCACTGCCCCGCGCAAGCCACCGCAAAACCCAAAACCCAGCCCACCGGCACCGCAACACAGCGCCCGGAGATCCCAGCAACTACGCGAGGAATCCGGGCGCTTTTTGCATACAGGTGCCAAACCATGACCGATCACCAGACATTTTCCAGCATTCCACAGGCTCACGCCTGGCTGCAAGAGCAGGGGTTCGACATTACCGAACGCAGCGTGCGCAACCATGTCGAGGCGGGGATGCTTCCGGCGCGGCGTAGCCGCAATGGTAAAGTGCAGGCTATTCGTCTGATTGATGTTGAGCGTTACGCGCGTAACTATTTGCAGAGCGTCAGCGACGATGAAGGTGGCCTCAAAGACGAACTCACGCGCGAGCATATCCGCGAGAAGCGCATGAAAAACGACGCGCTTGCCGGACGGATTCTGTATGTCGATGAAGAAGAACAGCGCGACGCAAAGATCTTTGCCGGGTTTCGGCGCCATCAGGAGAACTCTGCCCCTGAACGTGTTCAGCGCAATACGTCCGCCATTCTTGCTTTAGTGGATGAAGTTGTGCACGACGAAGATCAGCGCGCCAAGGTTCACAGCCTTGTAGCCGCGCGTCAGCCCGAACTGATCCAGCGCGATCTGGATTTTCTCGCCGATATGTTCGACCAGTTCAAAGGGGTGTAACCATGGCCGAAGCAGAACTCCAGTATCCATTACGCCCGGCAGAACGCCGCATCCTTGCCAAGCGCACAAAGCTGCCGCCCTCAAAGTGGGCCGAGCAGGAGCGCTATCTTCGCCGGGGTGCGCGCAGTGGGCCGTGGCGTAACAGTGCCAACCCGGTTGGTGCCCTGGTTATGGATCTGCTCGGGCAGAGCTCTGTGCGTGTCGGGGTTATTGCCAAAGGTTCGCAAACCGGGATGAGCGATGCCGTGTATAACATCCTCGGGCGCGAGATCGACTACTCCACCGGCAGTGATGCCGCCCTGGTTGTGCTCGCGGATGAAAAGTCGGTCAAAAAACACGCAAAAAAACGCATCATCCCCATGCTGGAGGATTCCACAAGTCTCAAGCAGATAATGAGTAAAAACCCGGATGACACCACTATCTATTCTGTGCAGCTTGCCACCGGCGCTACTATCGAAATAGGCTGGGCAACATCGCAGGTATCACTCGCGTCCGAAGCGTATCGCTGGGTGGTTATGGATGAGATCGGCAAATACACCAACACCACCAACATTAAAGAAGCCGAGGTGCGCACCGCCACGTATGAAAAGTTCGGGAAAAAGATCATCAAACTCGGTGCGCCTACAGACGCCGGCTGCCCTATAGATGACGCTCTGGAAGAGTGCGACGTTATCTATGACGTTGCAGTACCGTGCCCCGAATGTGGTGCCGAGCAGATCATGCAGTTCGGTCAGTTTCGCTGGCCGGGGCAAAAAAACATTGACGGCACTACAGAAGCCGATCCTCGCGCAATCCGCAGGCAGCGCAGCGCCTGGTACGAGTGCGAACACTGCCAGGCCCGCTGGGATGACTACGCCCGCGACCGCGCCCTGCATCATGCAAGCCTGCAGCCGCGCCACGAGGTGGATTTCCCCTATGCCGTGGGTGTGCATGTCCCCGCCTGGGTTACGCCGTTCCGCTCCATGTCTGATTGCGTTGCCGAATGGCTCGAAGCGCAGGACCGCCCCGAAGCACTCAAAGCCTGGTACAACAACTGGGCAGGGTTGTCGTTCTCCAATATTGCCGAGGAGGATCTGACCACAGCAGAGGTGCTGCATGCGCGCAAACACCAGTGGTGGCCCGATGGTGCAAAGTGGCGCGTGCCCAAAGCAGCCGTAATACTCACCGCTGCATGCGATATCCAGGACAACCGCCTCGAGGCCGCAGTGTTTGCCTGGGGGCCACGCTACGAATCCTGGACGCTGGACCGCCAGATTTTCCCCGGCTCACCCTCTGAACCGGAAGTATGGCAGCAACTCGATGAATATCTGTCCAGATCGTGGCTGCACGAATCCGGGCACTATATCCACATCGCCGCCGCCGGGGTTGATACTGGTGGACACCACACCCAGGAGGCATACCGCTTTTTACGCAAACGCCTCACGCGCAAGATATTCGGCGTAAAAGGCGCAAGCCAGCACGATGCGCCTCTGGCGTCGCTCAAGTGGCCGCACAAAAAATCCCGCCGCGAAGTGCCCCTGCTGCTTGTGGGCACGGTGCGCGCTAAAAACGATCTGCATGCCTTCATGCAGGTAGAGGACCACGGCCCCGGCTTTATGCACCACCCGCACCACTTCGAATACGATTGGTTCGAGCAGTTGACCGCAGAAAAACCCGTGGAGCAGCGCGACAAGTGGGGCAACAAAAAACGCTGGTGGGTACCCAAAAAAGCCGGAATCCGCAATGAGGCTATCGACCTTATGGTCTACGCCTATGCCGTTCTGCACTACACCAAGCCCGACTGGCACAGCGCCTGCGAAGAACTCGCCCTCGAACTCGCGCGCCCCGTACCCGCCGGGCAGGAACAAAAACCCCAAAAACCCAAACCAAAACCGAAGCCAGTAGTATCCCAGGCAACAGAACGCACCCTGCCCAGCTGGTTCAGATGATAAAAAAGGAGGAAACATTGTGAAAACAGCTCTGCCATATGCTCGCGGCCAGAAACGCAAAACCTGCAACGTCCAGCAGGCGCGCGCCCTGCTATGCACCGAAAAGCCACCCTCACGCCAGCATGTATACAACCTGTATCATCGCGGCGATGTAGACGGATACTTCCTCGGCTCAAACCGTGGTCTGCGCCTGTATGTGGATTCGGTGGAGAAATACCGGGATAGGGATGTGGAGGAGGCGTAAAAACATCAGTATGGTGATGACGCCAGCTCGTGAGCCAAAAAAAACGACATGATATAAAAAAACCATGTCACCATTGTTGACAATGGTTACATGCGGGTATATACTCTATTTAAAGGTTAGGGGATGAGCCCCAACCACAACCATCAAGGCCCACCACCAGGAAGGGCCAGAAAGGGTAGCAGCCATGAAAATCAACATCGCAAACACCGAGAAACTTACCTCCGCAATCAACAACAGTGTCGAAGAAAGAGCCAGGGTGAGAACTCTGGAAGTAGATGAGTTGAGAAGCGAGGTAGAAGATATCGAGAAAAAACTCTCCACACTCTTACCCAAAAAGGAATGGAAAGGATTACGTTTCGAGATAGACGTTAACGCCCAGCAATTTCCTAGCTCTTACAATGGATCACCGGAATCTACGCAAGCTATAATCGAGCGCGGGGCCTCAGCATGGTTTGTCACGCTGATATGGCGCACGTACTGCAAAGGACCGACACAACGAGTCATCCCAGCAAACCTAAGGGATAAAGCTGAAGAAATCGCCGAGTTTGTTTCTAAGCCCGCAAATTGGTAATCACCCACGCCCCGGCCCCCGCGCCGGGGCTTTTTACAAGGAGAAAAACCATGTCAAACGACAGAGCCAGAATTAGCAAATCATTTAAAGACTTTGTCGGTTCGCCCGACAACTACTCCGGGCGTGTAAACACCATCATTGGGCGTTACAAGGCCATGGTAGAAGAAAACATGCCAGAACTGAGCGTAAACGAATGGTGCGCCATTTGCGATGCCAACAACGGCACCCACATGCTTGCAGATTTCAACGAAAACGATCCAGCACGCTGGGCCTGGATGAACGTGGCAGACTCAGAGCCGAGCGAAATGAAAGAAAAATGGGCGCTTGATAACCTGGAACTGGCCCGAAAAATGAAAAGCATGTCGTTTATAGAACAGTGCGCCGTAATGGAGGTGATCCAGAAATTTTGGGAGAACTCCGGCCAGCAGTATGCAAATTACACCGAAATGCTCACCGCCGCCGGTGCCAAAATAGCCGGATAGCCCATAAACCAAATAAACTGTCAACTATGTCAACTACGTCCACCACGTAAATGACACCCCTTATATAGCCATGCCAGCATAGCGGCATGGCTATATTTACATCTACCGAAATAGAGGAACAACTAACTGCGTGGAAAGCGGCACTGCTCAAGTGCTCCGCAGGGCAGAGTTACGACATGAACGGGCGCAAGCTAACCCGTGCTGATCTGCCTGAAATACGCAATACGTTGAACTTCCTCTCCGCCGAGCGCGCTAAGCTTTCTGGTCATCACGCCCCTGTAACCGTAGTGGGGAGGCCGGCAAGATGAAGAAGCTGCGTCTTAATGTCGTTGATCGTGCCGTGGGATACTTCAGCCCCCGGCGTGGGCTGCAACGCGCCATGGCACGTAATCAGATTGATTATGTTGCCGGCGGGGTTTCTAAAACCTCCGGCGGTAAAAAGGGCACCTTGTCAAACTATTTTGTCAAGCGCCTTACCCGCTATACCGAAGCCGCCGAGCGCACCACCATTACCGACCGCGCTGCCGACCTGGTAGCCAACAACCCCCATGCAGCAAGCATTGTAGACACCAGCGCCCTGGATACCGTAGGCGGGTCCGGGCTTAAGCCCCAGTCTGCACCTAACTTCAAAGTTCTGGGGATAACCGAAGAGCAAGCCGCCGACATCGGGGAGCAGGCCGAGTGGGCCTTTACCCAGTGGAGCCGCGAAGCTGACGCCGAAGGGCGCGACCACTTTGCGGATATCCAGTATCAGACGGTGCGTAACATGCTCGGTTTCGGCGAATATCTTAACATGCCGGTGCAGATCACCGACGATCCGCACCGGCTGTTCTCGTTTGCGGTCCAGGTGTTGGATAACCGCCGCCTGCGCACCCCGCGTGATCTTATGCGCGATACCGATATCCGCGACGGCATCCGGCTGGATAAATACGGGCGGCCCCAAACCTATTACATCGCCAACCCTGACGATGGCACCCTTACGGTAAACCTCAACAGCAATAAATTCAGACCTGTAAAAGCAAAAATCGGGCATCAGCCCGGTATGTTCCACGGCTTTTACAAGAAAGAAGCCGAGCAGGTGCGCGGTATCAGCATCCTCTCGCCCATGCTCAAGCTGTTTAAGGACTACGATGACTACATGGATTTCCACGTTGTGGGCGAGATCCTGGCGGCGTCGTTCCCGGTGTTTATCGAAACCCCTATTGGTGAAGACCCAAACCAGTACACCGGCGAAGTAGGCGAGGCGGTAAACGGCGCGAGCGATATGCGCCACAAAGAATTTCACCCCGGGAGCGTGACATACGGCGCCCTGGGGCAGAAGCCGCATATCCTCAAAAGCGACCGCTCTACCGGGTCGTTCCCCGTGTTTGTCGAAACCGTGCTGCGCGCCATTGGTGCCGGAGCTGGGCAGCCGTATGAAAAGGTCGCCAAAGACTTCAGCAAAACAAATTACAGCTCTGCGCGCGCTGCGCTTCTTGAATCGTGGCGCGTTGCCACCTTGTACCAGAGCTGGCTGGTAAACCATTTCAACCAGCCCGTGTGGGATATGGTTTTTGAAGAGGCCTGGCTGCGCGGCATGATCCGCCTGCCTAAAGGCGCACCCGATTTTTACACTGCGCGGCATGCCTACACCCACGCCAAATGGACGCCGCCGCGCCGTGGCCATATCGACCCGGTTAAGGAAGTAGCCGCAGGCAGCGAAGCGCTCGAAAACGACATGACTACCCTGTCTGACTGGTACGCCGAGCAGGGCGTTGACTGGCGCGAAGCCCTGGCACAGCGCGCGCGTGAAGCCAAAGAGCTCGAGCGTCTGGGCCTGCCATCCGAGCGCACCCGCAAGCTCGATGCGCAGATGCTGGCATCAAACGATAATAAGGAGTAGCTATGCGCCTGATTGATATTGTAAACGGCCCCTGGGCCATCACCCCGGCAATGCTCGAAGAGATCCAGGGCATATATGCCACCCACCTGCGCGGGGAAAAAATCAACATCCCCGATGTAGAGGCCACCATCGGGCGCAAGCTCGACAACAGCCACGAGGGGTTCGAAGTGCAGGACGGCGTTGCAATAATCCCGGTGCATGGGGTCATCAGCAAACGCATGAACCTGTTTACCCGCATTAGTGGCGGGGTAAGCACCCAGCTGCTGCAGCGCGATATTGCCGAAGCCCTGGACGATCCGAAGGTGAAAGCGATTATCCTCGACGCAGATTCGCCCGGAGGCAGCGTAGATGGCACCGCCGAGGTGTCCGAGTACATTTACAAAGCCCGAGGCAAGAAACCCATTGTGACCCACACCGACGGCACTATCGCCTCCGCCATGTACTGGATTGCCTCGGCAACCGATTCTATCTACATCAGCGGCAACACCAACGCTGTTGGTTCCATCGGCGTTGTAGCTGCCCACCGCGACTACAGCGAAGCCGAAAAGCGCAGCGGGATAAAAACCACCGAAATTACCGCAGGTAAATATAAACGAATCAGCTCGCAGTATGAACCACTGACTGCCGAAGGGCGCGCGGATATTCAGTCAAAGGTTGATTATCTGTACAGCGCTTTTGTGGATACCGTGGCGCGTAATCGCGGCACAAGCGTAGAGCAGGTGCTGGAAAACATGGCCGATGGTCAGGTTTTTATCGGCACTCAGGCAGTTGATAACGGACTGGTGGACGGTGTTTCCACCCTGGACGATCTCATAGACGAACTCGCCGCTGGTGGATCAACCACCCGGGGCAATACAAAAACCGCGCGCGCAGCCGGTGTTGCTGAAAGCGCAAAAAATCAGAAGGGAAAAACCATGACAAAAGAAGAACTGAAGGCCCAGCACCCGGAGCTGTATCAGTCCGTGCTGGATGAAGGCAAGGAGCAGGCAAGTGCAGAAACTGACTCTCAGGTAGAGCAGGCAAAAAAGGACGCTGCCTCCTCCACGCAGGAAAATCTTGTAGCCCTGGCCGGGGCCGTGTTCGGTGCTGATTCTGGCGATAAGTTCGAGAAGGTTGTTGCCTCCGGCGTTACTGCCGAGCAGGTAAAAGCCCTCGGCGGCCTTACTGCTTCAGCATCAGACGACACCACCGACCAGGAAAGCCGCGCCGGGATCCTTTCTGCGCTGCAGAACGCCGGGAACAAGCCGGTTGATTCCGGCAAGGAAAGCCCGGAAGGCGCCGCCGAAGGCAAGGACTTCCTCACCTTGGTGGCAGAGTACAAAAAAGAGCACGGTTGCGGCCAGGCCGCAGCCATGAGCGCCTGCATAAAGGAACACCCCAAGGCGCACCAGGCATACATCAAGTCAGCCAACGAGAAGGAGTAAATCATGGAAGTAATTCAAACCCGTACCTTTACCGCCGGCGCTGATGTAGGCAATAAGCGCCTGGTTAAACTCTCCAGCGGCGATGTGGTCCCCAACACTGCGACCTCTACCGATGAGCCCGTGGGCGTTGCCGATTACGCTGTGGCATCCGGTGACCACGTTGCCGTGGGTCTCTTTGGTGGCAAAACCATGGAGATTGCCGCCGCTGGCGCCATCTCTGCCGATGCTGCCGTTTATGCCGCAGATGACGGCAAAGTGCAGGCGCTGCCCGCGACAGCAGGCACCTACGCCCGCGTAGGCACCGCCATTGAGGCCGCCACCGCAGATGGAGACATCATCGAAATTCTGCCGTGCTACATCGGCGAAACTGAAACCGTATCTTAAGGAGTAGACCATGCCACGTCCTAGCAATACAACCCTGCGGCCGGATCTGAGTCTGACCGCGTCCGAGTACAATGCCGAGGCGTCACAGTCCGCCTTTATCGGTGCTCGCATTCTCCCGGTGTTTGATACTCCGGAAAAGTCTGCCGAGTTCCCCGTCATCAAACTTGCCGAAATGCTTCGCCTGCCCAAGACTGAGCGCGCCGCGCGCAGTGCGTATGGCCGCAGCGACTGGGTATTTGATGATGACACCTACACCTGCCGAGAAAATGGGTGGGAAGAGCCCGTAGATGACAGCGAGGCCAGCCACTACCGTAACTATTTTGATGCGGAAGTGATCGCCACCAACCGCGCTGTTGACGTGATCCTGCGCGGGCAGGAGAAGCGCATTGCCGACAAGGTGATGAGCACCAGCACTTTTGGCAACGACGCAGCAGGTACCAAGTGGGATGTTGCTGCCGATGCGAGCATTAAAAAGAACATCGACACCGGTGTTAACGCCATGCGCGATGCAACCGGCCTGCGCCCCAATGTGCTGGTTGTCAGCTGGAAAGCATTTCTGGCCGCGTTGAACACCGACGAGGTGCGTGACTATCTCAAGTACACCAATCCGCACCAGATGCTGGGCCTCGAAGCGCAGCGCGCCATGCTCGCCCAGTACCTGGGGTTGGATGAGGTGCTGGTCGGCGATGCGCAGTATAACAGCGCCAAAAAAGGGGTGAGCAGCGCGAACCTGCAGCCGGTATGGCCTGAAGCAACTGCCGGGTTGTACCGCGTAACCCGTGAGCCCCGAAACCTGAAAGACCCCTGCGTTGGCCGCACCTTCCTGTGGACCGAAGACACCCCGGACATCGTAACCGTGGAGCAATACCGCGAAGAGCAGACCCGCAGTGAAGTTTACCGCGCACGTCAGCACTCCGATGAAAAACTGATGATGACCGGCTGCGGCCGCCTCATCACCGGGGTTCTGTAGTTGAAATAAAAAGCCGAGGCACCGCTACCGCCCGGCAACGCCGGGGCGTAGGTCCTTTCTCCACCTGCGCCCCGGATACTAAAACGCAACAAAACAGGAGCAACCGTGGAAGATCGCAGCCAGGACCAGATGATACGACAAATTGCCGAGCAGCAGGCATCAATGGCGAGAAAACTCGACAGTATGAGCCAGGCGTTGACCGAGCTTGCTGCACAGAAAAAAGAGATCGAGAACATCATCTACACCCAGCGCGACCACCGAAGTTGGCTTAAAAACCACGAAACCAGAGTGCAGGAACTAGAAGCAGTGCAACGCGCATGCCCTATAGCCGATATTAAAAGCGACATGACCACCCTGCGCGACACACCAGGGAAGCTCGCGGCAAAGGTTTTGTACCTCGTAGCTGTCGCCGCGCTGGGCTGGCTGGCCGGGGTACTGCAAAGCGGAGGCATAGGATAATGGCCGGATACTACTTTAGCGAAAACAGCAAACGCGCCCTCGAAACCTGCCACCCCGATCTGCAGCGCCTGTTCAACGAGGTAATCAAGCACCGCGATTGCACCATTATCGAAGGGCATCGAGGGCAAGCCGAGCAGAATCGTTTATTCGAGATGGACAGATCAACCCTGCGCTGGCCCGACAGCAAACACAACGTCGCACCCAGCCAGGCCGTGGACGTAATGCCCTACAACCCCAGCAAGCCCCACATCCGTTGGGATGATGAAGAGCAGATCCGCGAGTTTGCCGGATTTGTCTTCGGCGTGGCGGCAATGCTCGGCATCAACCTGCGCTGGGGCGGGCACTGGACCCGTTTTAAAGACATGCCCCACTGGGAGTTGTCGAAAGACCCAAGCTGATGGGCCGCTGCCGTTACTCCGGGCTAAAAGACAAACAATGCCCCGCCGCCGCCGATTGCATGCTCTGCGCGCGCACCAACTGCCAGACTGGCGAAATCAGGCGAGGGGTAAGGGCAGGGCAGAGCAGAGAAAACGCCTTAGAAAGCCACACAGCGCGTTGACATTTTTTAACGTAGGGTGGGCACCGCCCACCAGCAACA